TAAAAAATCTAATCCTGCTGAAGTGTCAAATTGACCATCTTTAAAAAATGAAATGTTACTACTTCCTACTGTTGTTATTTGATTTGCAAAATAAGAATTAAATGACAAAGGATGTCCTTGGTGATCAAAATCTCCTGATGTTCTTTGGTATCGATATAATATAGTATCTCCTACTCCATATGTTGAGCCTGGTCCTCCACTATATTGGTATATTATATTTTCTCCTGGTTGAAATCCTATATTAGGGTTAGGAGAAAAAGGTCCGGGTTTTGATAAAGTTTCTAAAGGATTATTAAAAAGATTATTAAATCCATTTTTTAAATCTTTGAAAACATCCATAGCTTCTCCCACATCAAAACCTACAGCTTGTTTCATGAGAGAATCTTGTCCTGTTAAATTAAAAGATATACCTGTACCTACTGCTAATTTTTTTCCTAAACTTATTAGTCTATTTCCTTTAGTTAATCCTCCTTGTGTATTAAAATCTCCTATTGAATTTCCATCAAATTTTCTTCCTGGTTTATGAGATGCTTCATATTTGTTTTCATCTCTAGCTTGTATTTCAGGATTACTTCCTGCTCTATTATAATATCTACCTGTATAACCTCCGTCTGATACTTGTTTAATTAAGTTTTCTTCATTAAAAGTTCTATTTGTGTTAGCAGTAGTAAAATTAGTTCCTATCCCTACATTTAAAAGGTCTTCAAAAGTATTGTTTAAATTTCCTCCTCCTTCCTGAATAACAGGATTTGATTTTTGTAAAGCCTTTTGGTTAGCTATAAAAGCAAGTCCTCCTCCTGTTCCAAAAAATTTATTAATTCTTATTTTATCATATGCTGCTCTTTTTCCAACATTATCGGTTCCCCCTCTTATAAACCCATCAGGGGCATCACTTAAATAAAGTATTGAATTTTCAGGTTCTTCATTTACTCCAGGTAATAATTGAGGAATTAAAGGTGATGGATTATCTTGTCTAGAAAGAGGATTAGTATATCCTATAGATCTTTGATTAAAAATTTTAGTATCAAATATAGAAGTACTCGAACCATAATTAAAACCTCCTGAGTCAGAAGGAGTATTATGATTAGGATATGCTACTAACTCTTCAGTTAGATCTGATACTAATTTTTTTAAAGCCATTTAATTTTAATTAGGCATATTATTTACATATTGTGCAGGTGTAGCTCCATCTCCTCTATCTTGGAATGGTGAACTACTGTCTCCACCAGGTACAGCTGCTAAGCTACTTATATGTGCTTGATCTGCGATGTCATATTCTCTTTGAAATGCTGGTGGTTGTTCTCCGTCGTAATCTTGATAAGGTGAATTACTATCACCTCCAGGTACTTGTAACAAAGAATCTTGTTGTAACATAGAGTCTCTTCCTTTATCAAATAAAGGTCCAGGTTCACCATCTAAATCTTGAAAAGGCGAATTTTGTGATCCTCCTGGTACAGCTGCTAAACTATCAATATGTGCTTGTGAAGCTGCATCTAGTCCTTTTTGAAATTTTATTGGGGAGAAATTTTCCATTTCACCTAAAGTTCCCCCTTCGTTACCAAATCCACCTAGTAAGTCTAAATTTGATTTTAAGTCTTTTAATCCCATAGTATTTGTGTTTTGTTATAAATATAAATTATGTAAAGAGTACTTGACCCCTATTATTCTGTTGATATGTTGATTTTCCTATTTTTGTATTTTGTGTAAATAAATCTGTTGGTGCCGGTAATGTATCTACTTTTGTTTCTTTCATTCCTGGTTTTTCTCCTAAAGCATTAATAGCAGCTATTACGTCTGAATTATCTTGTTTAGGAATAATTGTTGATGGAGGTGTTTTCATTTGGGTTTGAACTGGAGTAGCACCTGTTACTGCGGTTGGACTTATATTTACTTCATCTATATTAGTATCAAAAGTTCTTGTTTTACCTCCTACTGATATTAAACCTTCATTATTATTTAAACCCCCAGGAGTAACTGATTCACTAATATTTCTACCCTTAGACATAAAATCTCCTGTTTTTTTAGGTCTAGCTAATCTATATATAAGAGCTGCAGCTGCTGCGGCTGCTGCTACTGCTAGGGCGGGTCCTACAACAGGTATACCTCCAAGAGCGGCAAATGCTCTTCCTGCTGCTGTTGCTACTGCCATTGCTGCCCTCATAGCTAATTCTATTCCTGCTTTCGCTATATTTTTCATCATTAATATACCTTGTAGTATTATTTTTGAATTTAATAGATTTTGTATTACTAATCTAGCTTTATCTATTCCAAGTCCTATACCTCTTTTTATATTATTCCCTAAAGTAACTGCTCCTTCTTTTATTTTTGTCAATAAATTTAAATTTGAAAAGAAATTTCTTGTTTTTTCTATACCTAAACCTATTTTTTTTCTTACATTTCCTATTTTTTCTGCTAAATTTCTTTTTAATGTTGTAAGTAATCCAGCATTTTTATGAAAATTTGATAATTTTTCAGTAGTTACTCCTTCTTTTTGTAGTAAATTTTCTCTTACTCTTGCATTTACTGCTTGTTGTTTTCGAATTAATCCCACTCTTTCGGCTGCATTTATTGCTATGGTGTTAGCTTTTAGGAAATTTGATATTCCTTTTATTGTTTTGAAAGCTGTCATTATAGGACCACCAAACAATTTTGCAAGAATTGCAACTCTTATTACCATTCCTCCTAATCCTGTTTCGGCAATATTTGCTATAGTTTTAGCTATACCTGCAATCATTTTTAATAATTCTCCACCAGGACCCCCTACTATATCAACAAATACTTGTTTAACTTTATTCATTGAGTCTTCAAAATCTTGTTGTAAAGTTCTTTGTTCTAACATTTTAAGAGTTTCTTCATTTCCTGCTGCTATGGCTTTTTGTTTCATTTCTTCTATACTACCTTCTTTAAATAAAATATCAGATAATTGATCACTAGTCATACCAAAGGCTTCAGCCATTGCTCTTTGTTGTAATACATTCATATTACTAAAATCATTAAAATCACCTACATTTTTATTGATTTCTTCTGTTAGTGTTTGGTAATCACCTGTTAATGCTGCTAATCTGGCTCTTTCTAAATTAATTTGTTTTCCTGTTAATAATTCTGCTTCTAATTCAGCATTAATAGATTGTTCAAAATTTAATAATGAATCAGCTGTAGCTGCTACATCTTTAAGTTCCATTCCAAAGGATTTAGCTACTGCTATGGCTTTACCTATTTCTACAACACTACCTCCTAATTGTGCTCTTATTTCACCTGTTACTGAGGCTGCTTCTTTCATTAGTTTTGCCTCATTTAACCTAATTCCAGTTTGATTTTCTAATTCTCCTGTAACTTCTAAGATTCCTAATTGTAATTCTTCAAAACCCTTACCTGTTGCTAATGATGATTGAACTATTCCCGTCATTTCTTCGTTAGAAGCTCCCATTTTTTCTTGGAATTTTGCAGCTTCTCCTACCATTTGTTGCATGTCGGGAGAATCAAAAGTAAAAGCAAATCCCCCTAAAGCATCATTAATACCCATTGCTGCGTTTTGAATAGTCATTGCATTAATAGCAGCATCATTTATTGCTACTGCTGTTTCTCTAAATTGGTTTTTTAAATTTTCTGCTTGACCCTCAGTTAATGATAAACTTCTTTGTAGTTGGGTTGTTTGATCAGAGAAAGCTAAAATAGAACCTATTAAAACAAGGGGATCTGTTAAATTGCTTATAATAGATTTACCTACTTCATTTACTGCTATTCCAAATCCTCTTAATTTAGAAACATTACCTGCAATTAGTTTTCCATTTTCATCATAATGAGATCTTTCTTCTACTAATTTTTTAATACGTTCTTCTGTGTTTTTAAGAAGTTCTCCTGTGCTTCCTAAAGCTCCTCCTAATGCTTTATTAATTCCCTTTAAAACAGCACCACTCAGCCCCATAGCATTATTGACTGCTAGTTGTATATCAAGCTGTTCTTGAAGTTTTTGGTTAGCTCCTTCTAAATTCTTTACAGTATTTAATATATGTAAACTTTGTTTAGCTTCTTCGGTTGTTATATCCTTTAAAGTTTTACTTTTATCTGCATGTAAACTAATATCTGCTTGTAATATTGCTTCTCTTTCATTTACATTATTTAATTGGTCATTTAAGCTATCTAAAACTTCTTGATTTCCTATTTTTTGTGCTTCTTTAAGTGCTTGTTCTAACTGAAGTTTTTCTTTTGTTATATTTTTAGATTGTATAGCTAGTTCTTTTCCTTTATCTTCATGATTTAAAATTTCTAATAATTCTTGTCTTAAATCTTCTTGTTCTTCTTTTGTACCTGCTAGTAATGCTTTATAGTCTAATTCTAGTTTATTTAGTAGTCCCTGATTTTTTAATCTTGCTTTTTGAATGGTAGCTATATCATTATAGGGACCTAAAGAATTTTGAATAGCAAGAGTTACTTGTCTAGAAAGATTTAAGGTAGATTTTAAATCTTGTTTTGTTCTTATATCATCAACAGCTCTCATTTGCATTTGAAGAGATGTTGTTATGTCTCTTTGAGAAGATAAATACTCTCCAATAGTTCTATTAGATTCTGATTGTTGTTCAGTAACTTTTTCTAATAAATCCAGAAAATCTTTTCCTAAATCATTTCTTTCACGATCTATATTAGCACCCTCTTGTTTTCGAGCGTTAAGTTCTTCTTGTTTTTTAGGATCTATGTTATCTCCGTTAGCCATAATATATAGTTATTCATGTATAAATATGAAAAAAATAAAGGTATCGCATGATACCTCTATTTAAAAGTTATAAACATTATTAGGATTAATATTTGGTCTATGAATTTTATTATTATCTCCTATTTGTTCATTTCCTTGAGCTTTTCTTTGTTCTTCGTTTTGTTTTTCGATAAATTCATTAATTTTACCAATGTGAAAACGTCTTAACCAAATAGGCATGTTATATATTTCTGAGTGTATAAATCCACCGCCGCCATGGTACACTAGATCATGTATTTGGGTAAATAGGATACTCCTATACTGAGGCGTCAGGCCAAAAAAAGCCGATTCCAATGGGAATTGTTACATCTTCTACTACAGTCCCATCTTCAAAAGTTATATTGAAATCTAAATTAATATCAGGCATTATACTAGCTGCATATTCTCTAAACGGTCTAGAATCTCTTGCTAAAAACCTATTATCTACAAATTCTCTAATTGTTTTAGTACTATAATCACCATTTACAGATGAAATCATATGTTTTAATCTAGTAGTTAGTTGAGGGTCACTATTTTTATTAATTTTTTTAAGACCTTTTAATTCATTATCAATTTTTTTCTCATCAGATTGTGTTAAAAGTTTAAATGTAAGTGAAATTTTTGAAGTAGGTAAAGTAAATTCAAATTCATTTTTACCATTAATCATTAAACTTTCATCTAATTCTTTATCATTTGCTTCTGTTAAATCAACTGTTACATCTTCTTCCTCTCTTGTATTTGGATTAAAATATTTAAAAGAATAATCTTGACCATATCCTAAAATACGAGCTGCAACTAATATTGCATTTTTATCACCAATTAATAAATCTTCAACTTTTACATTGTCTACAATTAATGATTGTAACAATTTATCAATTACTGTACCATTTTTTATATAATTTTGGTTTGTTAAAATGTCCTCCTCTTTAGCTGTCATATACTTCATATTTATTTTACCTGATCTTAAAGGAGATCCTTCAGGATAAAGTAAACCTTTTGAAGGTAAAGTAACTTCTTCAGTAGGAAATTGAGGTTTTTGTTCAGTTTGTGGCTGAATCTGTGGTTGTTGTTGTGTTTGTTCCATAACGTTATTTTTATTTAAAACTAGTTCGGATATACATATATGTAGAAAAAAAGAAAGCGCCAAAGAGGCGCTTTTTCTTTATAAAAATTATTACTATTAGTAATTTAAGATGGCGTAATCCATTCTCATAGTAATTGTTATATTCATTGGAGCATCAGAAGACCAATCAGCTTCTCCAAAATTTGCTTGTTTACAATAAGCTCCTTTACAAATCCATTCTTCAACAACATCTCCTACAGGACCTAATGCATTAAATCTAATGTCTTTTTTATAGAAATCAGAATAACCATCTCTACCTGTAACTGACTCATGTGATAATCTTATCCATTCCATTACTGCTTGTCCTCCTGAAGGTGTTACTGGGTCATAAAGTTCAGCTGTAATGTCTTGCCAATCAGCTTTTCCTTTTAATTTTCTTTTCACGTTAATGTGATCAAGAGTTACGTCTCCAAACTGAATGTTTGGTCTTCCTACTTTTCTAACTAGGAATGCTGGAATTCCATCGATGAACATTATAAACCTATTCTGCAGTTTAGGTTCAAATGCTGTGTACATCATGTCGTTTGTATTTAATATTGCCATCTTTTATGTTGTTTTTATTGTTCTATTATAAATATAATTCTTTTCTTTTTTTATGCAGGGAATGTAGCTCCTGTTGGAAGAATGTTAAAGTCAAGTACTATAAATTCTGCTGTTTTAGCTGGTTGTAAATAAATAGCACCAATTAATCTGTTTCTGTCAATTTCTGTTGGTGTATTATTTGTTTCGTCCATTACTACTCTAAACGCGAACAATCCTTGTCTTTGTTGTACTGACTCTAAATATGGATTAACAATATTTAGGAATCTGTTTCTTGTTTGGATTGTATTTTGTTCGAATACTAAGTATTTAGAAGAACTTGCAATAAATTTCTTAAGAGTAATTAATAATCTTCTAACATTAATTCTGTCTAATGCTGTTGGTCTTACTTGAAGTGTTTTCTGACCCCAAATACAAACTCCAGTTGCTGGGAATGTTGCGATTGGGTTGATATTATTTTCATATAATGTATCTCTTTCAGCTTGATTTAATCTATGTTTAGCTTCTAATACAGTTCCTAATACTCCTCTGTTTAAACCTGCTGGTGCAAACCATTCAGCTCCAATTCGATCTGACGCAGCTATTGCACCAGGCACGATAACTGATGGTGGAACAAATATCGGCTTATTACGCGAAGTGTCTAGCACTTTTACCCATGGATAATACACAGCAGCATAATTAGTATCTAATCCACTTGCTTGGTTAGCTGCTGAAGCTACTGTTGCAGTTTCTTGTGCTAAATCCATTACATAGAATGTGTCTGCTCTGTCTTCAACCATATTAATAGCTGCATCTGTTACTGAAGCGTGTAATTCTTTAATAACACCTGGTAGAACTAACATGTTAATATCATACTCGTCTTGATTCGATAATATGTCTAATGCTTTTTTATATCCTTTATATCCAACTGCTTGTGTAGATGATAAATCAAATCCAAAAGCATTATTAGTTGCTAAGTATTGTCCTGTTTGGATTATAGTTGCTGGATCAATTCCGTCTAAACCACCTTGGAAAGGTACTGAGAATTTTAAATCTACTGCTTTTGGTCCTGAAGCTCCTGATAAATCAACAGATGCACTTAAAGATCCTTTGTAAGTGTTTGATGAACTTGGGTGAACAAATAATCTATCTACGTTGAAATCGTTTTGTTTATTAACTGTTCCTGCACCTCCTACTGATGTTAATGGTACTGGCTTATTCCAGTTTTTATTGTCTATATGTGAGAAATCCCATCCTAAGTAAGCTTTTGTATTATAAGCTCCTCCTATTTCTAGTTTAGATTGTGTTACGAAGGCTGGCATTGTGTAAGTATTAGTTCCATCACTACAATTACTGATTGTATTGAAAACAGATTTAAAACCTCTTGGTTCTAATTTAGGACTTAAAGCTCCATCTGTAACTTGTTGTGCTACTTCTACTCTTACAAATTCTGAAATGTTTGGATAATCACCTTTTGTAAGTACTTTTCCAAAATCTTCACTGTATTCTTGGTATCTGTCACCAATTCTTCTTGAAATAAAGTTTGGAGAATCTGGATCTAAATTTACATTATTAAATGATTCTAAAATAGATAAAGTTCTGTCTGTGTCATCATATTTTCTAAGTTGAACTGTAAATGTAGAATATTGTTCTATTCCATCGATATCTGCTACTTCTTTTAAATTAGCAATAGATATTTTATATTCTGTATTTGTATTACCACCATCTGCTATTGTGTGGAATTTAAATAATTGATCTACATCACCATTTGTGTTTTTAAATCCTGAAGTTATAAAAGGTGTTGATGCGTGATCATATCCTTCTTTCTTTGAACTTGTAAAGTGAGATTCAGTAGCTGATGATGCTCCATTTTGATCAGTATTTTGAACTGATATAGTAGTAGTAGGTACTTGCTGAGTTGATGAATTAGGAGATTTAAAATAGATATACACATGTGCTGGTTTTTGACCTGCTCCTCCTGTATCATAACTGTTTGCTGAATTTTTAGAATTATAAGGACTTGTTCCTAATACTTTATCTATACGAAAAGCAGAAGCGCTACTAAATGAAGCAGTAAATGCTGTTGTTGCTACATTATTTCCTTGAATAGATACAATTAAATTATCTCCTAAATCAAGTGCAGAAGCTGATGCATCAGTAACTGCAGAAGTCATATCTAAGTCTGCAGAAGCACCATTTGCTTGTTTTGAGGGTAAAA